GTTCAAACGAGCGCACAGCAGCAGCAAGCCGCATACGACCGCTTCCGCGTCTCACCCGGCTATCAATTCTCGTTCGATCAGGGCCAGCAGGCGGTAGAAAACAGTGCCGCTGCGCGTGGCGGCGTGCATTCCGGCGCGACCATGAAGGCGCTGGACAGGTTCGGAACGGGCTTGGCCAATCAGGAATATGGCGACTATTACAACCGCCTCGCGGCGGAAGCGGGGATTGGTCAGACGGCAGTTGCACAAGGCAATGCCGCCGCACAGAACTACGGCAATAGCGCGGCTCAACTTGCGCAGAATACCGGCGCCGCTCGCGCGAGTGCCTACGGTCAAGCCGGGCAGGCGATGAGCAATGCTTACGGCGGCGTTGCAAGTGCCATCAATGGCGGGATCGGAAACTACCTCTACATGTCGCAAATGGGATCGCAACCGGCAGGCACATTCCAACCGGTTCAGGTCACGCCCCAAGTCTCTGCTGCAAGCTATGGATTTTGACCATGCCCGGATTCGCTGATGCCTATGGAATAAACCTCCCGGCCATCGATCAGGCGGTAGCGCAAAAGCGCGCCTACGATCAGGCGTTCCAGCAGCAGGGCGCGCTACAGCGCTTCGGAGCCCAAGCCTTCGCGCCGGACGCGACCGATGCAACGCGCGCACAAGCGATTTCCGGCCTTGCTGCCGTCGATCCTGCAAAGGCGGTTCAGTTCCAGGAAGTCTTCATGAAAATGAATGACGCCCAGCGCCAGCACGCCAAGGACTTGAACAACATCATCGGCGCGACTGCATATAGCCTCAAGCAACTGCCGCCTGAACAGCGTGCCGCGCGGCTTCAGTCGCAAATCCCCGATCTTGTGAAAAGCGGAATCTCGATGGACAAAATCCAGTCCGTCGATTTGAGCGATGCAGGGTTGGACGGCTTGGTCAGTCAGGCGCGCACGCTGGACCAGATGATCACGCAGGGCAATGCTGACCGCACCTTTCAGGCAGGCCGCTCGGATCATGCGGATACGATGCGTCATCAAGGGGTTATGGAAAATATCGCCATTCAAAACGCGAACAAGCCGATCTCTGTGTCGGCAGGATCAACTCTGATCGATCCTCGCACACATCAACCTATCGCGCTGCCCAACGGAATTAGCGGTCCTGAGGCCAGCCCATCGAATGGTCTACATGGTGACGAATACCTGAAAACGCTTTCTCCGCAGATTCAGCCTCAGGTGAGGGCGCTCGTGGAAGGCCGCATGCAATTCCCGTCTGGATACGCGCTCAAAACTCCTTACTGGCAGAATATGCTCCAGGCCGTCAGTCAGTACGACCCGTCCTTTGATGCGATCAACTACAACGCACGCTCGAAAACGCGGTCTGACTTCACGTCCGGGAAATCGGCGCAGAATATCAAGGCGCTCAATACCGCCATCGGCCATCTTGGCAAGCTGGGTGAGCAAATTGGCGGCACGGTTTCGACTGGCGGCTATCCGGGCGCAACGCTCGTGAACGCGGTTGGCAATGAATACAACCGGGCATCTGGCGATGCTGGAATCACGAACTTCGAGCAAACCGCATCGGCGCTCGCTACCGAGTTGACCAACGTGTTTCGTGGCAGCGGCGGCGCGGAAGCTGACGTGACTCGTTATCTCGGCCAACTAAATTCCAACGCCTCCAAGGAACAGAAGCTGGGCGCGGTGCATAATATCGTCGGACTGCTCAACGCCCGCCTCGACGCTATCAACGAGCGATATAAGGCAGGCATGGGCACGACCGCAGACGTGACGCAACTGCTCGATCCGCGCGCCGTCGAAACTTTGAAGAAGTGGGCGGAAGATGGGGGGGGCGCGCCAGCAGCGAGCGCCTCCGGTGGCGGCAATGTCATCCACTACGATGCCCAAGGAAACCGCGTGCAATGAGTGTGACCGCAGTTTCAGCAGACGGCGTGCAGCATCAATTTCCTGACGGCACTGATCCGTCTGTCATCGACAAGGTTATGAAGGACTACGCCACTCCGAAAGATACTGCACAGCCCTCCATTGTAGACCGTGCTATCGCAAGCCCGGTTGGCCGCTTCGCGCAGGAGAATGTGGTAGAGCCTGCTCTTGGGCTTGGGACACTTGCTGCACGCCAGTTTACTACCGATCCGCGTGTCAATACCTTGGTAAACAAAGAGGGCGCGGCCTACGAAGGCGCACTCGCGCGCAATCGCAACACGCCTGGCTATGCGACAGAGCGCGCAAAAGCCGACAAGGCGATGGCGAACACGGGAGCAAGTGCCGGGGCTTTCCTGCCGTCTGTACAATCAACGATTGCCGGAACGGTAGGGCTGGCAGGCGGTCTCGATTCCTCGAATGCGATGGCCGACGCCGCGAGCGCGAAGCAGCAGGATTTCTCTAAAAACCATCCTTTTCTGTCCACGGCGGAGGGGTTGGTTGGTAGCTTGGCAGGCACGCCAGCAGGCCGAGCCGCGCTCCCCGCAAAGATCGCCAAGGCCTCTACTCCGACTGTCGAGGCTCTAAAGTCGGAAGCCCAAAAGGCCTATCAGGTCGTGGACAATTCGGGGCTGAAAGTAGCCGCGCCTGCCGTGCAGGATTTGGCGACTCAGATCCAAGCCGACGTAGCGAAGCGCGGCTTTCATCCGATGCTGCACCCAAAGGCGGATGCAGTAATGGATGCGCTCAAATCTGTTTCCGGAGATGCGAAAAAGAAAATCGCCGCACAGGATCAATCAATTCAGCAGATGGAAATCCTTCGTCGCGTTGCCAAGGAAGGGGCAAAGTCCTCCGACCGCGCTGACCGCGCCATGGCTCGCGTTGTGCAGGATCACATCGACAATTTCATGGAGAATTTGAAGCCAGATCAGCTTTCGAGCGCTCCTGACCCGCAGGCGCAAGAAGCACTCATCACCGCTCGCGATCTTTGGACGAAGGCAAGCCGAGGCGAGATTATCCAGGATGCGCTTGATAAGGCCAAGAACGCGGCTGGAGCAAACTACACACAGGCGGGATACGCCACGGCGGTTCGCCAACGCTTTCGCCAAATTGCGAACAATGCTCGCGCCATGTCACGGTTTACGCCGGAGCAGCAAGGCCTCATCAAACACATTGTCCGTGGCGGTAAGACGGAGAATGTGCTTCGTCTTGTCGGCAAATTGGCGGTTCGTGGGCCTGTATCTGGCGCCGCATCTGCTGGAGCGGGGTTCGCAGCATTTGGTCCCGCTGGAGCATTGGCCCTCCCCGCGATAGGTGAGGCGGCGAAGGCAGGTTCTACGGCGTTGACGCTCAAAGCTGCTCGCAAGCTATCGGAAGTGGCGCGTGGGGCAGAGGTCGTGAAGGAGCCGCTTCTGCGCGCTCCCAGCAACCTACCGACCGCCGCCTACGGAATACCTGCGGTCAATGCCCTGATTCAGAACGATCAACGGAATGCTCTGTCTGCGTATGGGCAGTAGCCTTCGCCTCCCTGATCGTTTTCTGCACTGCTAGCCGCACAACCAGCATCGACAGAATAAAGACCACGAATAGAAGGATGTTCGGCAAGGGGCCAAAGAAAGGCTCTCTGCGGGGCGTCTGATCGTCCATCTCACATCTCTACCACAAGCCGCTCCTCACCGGGCGGCTTTTTTATTGGAGCCGTTAACCAATGGCCGCTCGCTTTAGCTTGCCGATGATATCTGTGTTGGATTCGAACGCAAACCCTCTTGGTGGGGGTTCGCTGGAATTCTACGCCACCGGCACATCGACCCCGAAGACGGTCTATTCCGACAATGGGCTCGTAACGCCTGCGGCCAATCCTTACACGCTGGATTCGGCTGGTCGCCACGGCGACATCTTCCTTGAATCCGCCGATTACAAAGTCATCGTCAAGGATTCCGCTGGCGCTGTCGTCAAGACGATGGACCCCGTGCATGGAGCGGCGACCGACGCAATCCCCACCCTCCAATCCGACGTTTCCACGCTGCAATCCGACCTTACGGATACGCAGGCCGATGTAGCCACCAACGCGACCGCGATTACGACGCTTACGACCAATACCCAAAAGGCGGTCAACTTCGTTGGTCGGCCAAACTCCAAGATAGCCATCTTTGGCGACAGCATCACAGCGCAGAATACATCCTCCGACGCACGGTCAAATCAGGCGCGCGGCTACATGGTCCAAGCCCACGCGCTTGCCATGCGCCGGTTTTCCTACGACTCCACCCTCAACTTTGGCGTGGGTGGCAACACCGTCACGCAAATGATCGCACGAATTCAAGACGTGATCGATGCGGCTCCGGCCCGTGTTCTGTTTCTTGGCGGAACGAATGATCTGAGCGGGGGCGACACGGCGGCAACCATCTTTGCGCGCATCCAAACCGTCATCAGCACGCTCAACGATGCGGGCATTCCGGTTGATGTCATTCCGGTAACGCCTCGCTCCTACAACATGGACGCGACGAAGCGTAAGCACCTCAACCACCTCAACCACCTTATTTTGAACGAAGTAGGCAACCGCAATCCGGCCTTCTTCGGGGTCGTTCCCGCCAACATCCCGCTTATCGACATCAATTCGTCTACAGGCGATCCGATCACAGGCGGCTTCTTCCCGGAGAGTGACAGCACCTTCCTCCATCCACAGGACTATGGCGCGACACTGATGGGTCAGGTGATATCGGACTACTATTCGGTCTTGTTCCCGACATTGCCAGTCTATTTCAACAATCAATCGGACGCCTACGACGCAACGTATAACCCATACGGCTACATCAATCTCAACCCGTTCCTGACAGGTACGAGCGGCACGGCAGGCACAGGCATCACCGGAAGCGTTGCGACAAGCTACACCATAGAACGCAATACCGGCTCTACGCTCACGGCAACGGTCAGCAAGGGAACGGATTCAGCGCCTCAAAATGGCGTAACACAGATTATCGCACTTGGAAGGTCTGCGACAGGTGTGGATGGCGAGAACATCCGCATGAAGCAGACGCATTTTGATTTCAATTTCAGCGCGTTTGCTGCGGGTGACAAGTTCGTTCTGGAAATCGATGTGGAACAAGCCGATCTTGTCAACGTCAAGAACATCTCTGCACTCATAAGTTCCGGCACAACGTCCACTTGGTATGGGCTCAGCGCATCTGGCTTGACGGGTGACAGAACGATAGCAGCTTGCCGCCGCCTGATCGCTACGCACACCTTCACGCTGACAAGCCCAAGCGAGACTGTGGATGTGTTTATGAACATCCAAGCCGATTGCTCGGACAGCGGTACAGCGCCGAGCGGGACGATCACCGTTCGCAAGTTTGCCGTGCGCAAAGTCCCATGATCCCCCGTTCCGCCCGCAACAACAATCCCGGAAACCTCCGCATAGGCGAGCCATGGCAGGGCACCCCTAAACCCGAAAGGAAACAAAATGGATCTTGACCCTAATAAAGACGTGCAGGTTGTTGAAACCTTCTGGAAGAGATTCGATTGGTTCAAGGTGGCGGTGGGCTTTGTGGGTGGCCTGTTTTTCTGCCTAGCGTTTCACATCTAAGCCATGCGCAAGATACCGCAGGCGGCGCTCTATTTCACCAAGCCTCTGGAGCGCGCTGTTCTACGCGCCTATGACGACAAAAACCCAGACCGGATATTGAAGCCGGGCGATACCGTAGAAGGCACGCTCACTGCCGGAGCCGGACATACCGGCCCAGATGTCCTCATTGGGATGGATGTCACCGATGCGCTGTCGGATCAATGGCTTTGGGACGATCTGACAAAGGCGGCTCAGGGACTTAGCGCCAAGGTTGGTGATCAGGTTCTTAATGAGCTTACCGAGCACCAATACGTCGCTCTTTTGGACTTCGTACTGAACCTCGGCACAGGCGATCCTTCCAAGCCAGAATGGACGATCTGGAAGCGTTTGCGTGCCCGCGAGTTCGATCAAATCCCAATAGAAATGGCGCGCTTCGTCAACTGGGATGGGCACAAATCAAATGGTTTGGTGAATCGGCGCAATGCGGAGATTGCCGAATGGTCTATCGAGGAGCCGGGCGCGCAGCCGACCAATCCGCCTTCTAGCGCAACGCGAGTAGAACCAACGCCGCCGACGCCGACAGAACCAAAGCCGCCGTCAAAATCCGGGGTTCTTATAACCGGTGCGGCTGGAGCCGTGGCTTCTGCTGGACCAATGGTTCATCAGGCCACGCAAGCAATTCAGCCATATGCACCGCAATCAAGCATCGTTCGGAACACACTCGGAATCCTCGCGGCCGTAGGCGCCGTTCTCGCTGTTGTGAGCCTCGTCCTTGTGTACCTAAGCCGCAAGCGCACTCAGCAATAGGAGATTTCATGTTCGGGCTCACACTCTCCCCATGGATCATTATCGGTGCTGTTATCGCCCTTCTCGGCGGCGGCGCATACGGCGGATACCATTATGGCTATCTCGACGGCCAAAGCCAGGTATCGAAGCTGCAAAAGACCGTCATCGACCAGAAGCAGGCCCGCATCGATTATCTAGCCGGTGAGTACGTCAAACTCAGGGCAAGCGCGGCCGAGCAAAAGAAGCGTGACGATGACGCCTACAACCAGGTGATTGCGGCGCGCGACAAGGCGAAATCGGACTACGAAGCCGCCCTTGCGCAACTTCGCATCGAACAGAGGTCAAACCATGCGATCAACCCTGATACTTGCATCCTGTCTGCTGCTGGGCGCGTGCTCTTCGACAAAGCCAGCGGAGCAAGACCCGATCAGCCTGTGCCCGCCAATTCCAACGCCCCCGGCGGTGCTCATGCAGGCCCCAGCCCCGACTCCTGCGTTACCATCGACCAGCTACAAACCGGCTACCTGAATTTGGGCCAGCATGATCGCGCAGTCGTAGCGCAGCTTCTTTCGCTGCAATCATGGGCGCGTGTGTCATTGAGGGGAACTGCACAATGACCGACGAACAACTCATAAACGAGCTTCGCGAGCGGGTGGCTGTTCTTGAAGAGCGCACACGCAAGATCGACACAATCGAGAACGACGTAAAGGCCATTCTTGGAAAACTCGCCGAATTGTCAGGCGGGAAAAAGGCCATGCTGGGGCTGTTCGCCGTTCTCGGAGGTGCCGTAACCGTCATTACCGGGCTGTTCTCCGGTAGACTGCATTGGGGCTGACATGACCGCGACTGACGACAGGAAAGCCAATTGCGGCTGGAAATACAGCTTCGAGATGTGATAGAAGGAATTGCTGCGGCGGCGTTGGAACCGAAGCGTGTGGTCCACCAGCCCGTCGAACCTGTGGACATCTGGCCCGGCACTTTGCGCCTGACGAGACGAAAGTCGAAACATCTTCGGATGTAGCGTGGAGAGGCCCCTGCCGGGGAATAACTGGCCTCCTAGGGCGGGCAACCATTTTACCACGCCGCCGCAGCAAGCATTCAGAAGCCGCTCACCTTCGGGTGGGCGGTTTTCTGCTTTCAACGCCACCCCTTCCGGTAAATCACTCAAGCACCCTTACGACATCCCTCAACCTCTCGACGCGGGCCTCCTCTTCTGGGGTCAGGTGCCAATCGACAGGCTCTATCGTCCGCTTTGGTGGCCTGTACGACTCGACGGGCGGGGAAATCTTTGGCGGCTTAGGTGGCAGTGTGGGCGGCTCTGGCGGGCTCTCGCGGAATCTCTCAATGCAGCCCAACAACTCCTCTACCGGCTCGAACCATTCCCCGTGCCGTCGCGCGCCCGCGAACCTCTTATGAAGTTCGCGCTCGTCCTTGCCTGTTCCATGTATTGTCAGAAGGATGCGTAACCGAACGGGACAATGCGACTGCATCCCCGCCAGACGAACTTCGGGCTTGGTCGCCCATCCGATTTTGATCAGCCCGCCAGCTACGCCTTGGATGAAATAGACGAAGCCGGGCGTGGTGAGAGTCGAGACGCCCTCCATCGTCCACGGGACGCTCATAAGTTTTCCATTTGGTCGCTAAGTCCTTGATTCTTTGCTAGGCGTTTTCCAGTGCGATAGATGTTAAGTCCATGATGCAAAAGCAATAGCGTTGGACTGAAAATCCGCGTGTCGGTGGTTCGATTCCGCCCCTAGGCACCATTATAAAACAATGGTTTAGCATTTCAAGGCTGGTCGGATTTTCCGCTTTTTTTCGCGAGTTTTCCAATTCTCCGTCGTTCTGTGCGCTCCATTCGCTGCACAACCCCGGTCATTCGGCGCTTCGTATCGGCCTCTTTGCTGTAGTGTTTTGCCATCACCTGAGACTTATGCCCCAGAATCGCCGCGACATCTTCGACCGCCCCGCCAGCTTCGATCACAAGCTTGCCGACGGTGTGGCGCAGGCCGTGAAATGTCAGGCCCGATCCTATCTTCCCCTCTGATTCCAACCGGCGCAGAAGCTTGAAGAAGCTGGCCCGGAAACCGCTCTCCGTCCACGCTTGGCCCCATTTGTTCACCGCCAGCGTTGTGGCCCGCTCCCGGCCACGCCGAGTCCTCTTGGGCGGCTCCGGCTCTCGAGACAGGATTTCCCGCAGGCGGTAATGGGCTGGTATCCAATGCGGCTCGCCTGTCTTGCTGATAATCGTGGTGATGGCCTTCCCATCGAACTCGCTTTTCTCGAGCCGAACGGCATCTCCCTCCCGAAGGCCGGCAAACATCCCCAACGCAATGACCTTCAATTGCTCGAGCGGAGCCTCTGTCAGAACCGCTTCGCGTTCTTCATCCTTCCAAGCCCTGTTCGCGATCTTCATGGTCTTGGGGCGCTTGAGAAGATCCACCCCTTCCCCGACGTTGATTTCAACATGGTCGCGCTTCTTTCCCCAGCCGAGTAGCAGTCTGAAAACCTGCACCACATAATTGGCAAAGCGCCTGCCGTGCTTCCTGAGGGCCTTATCACGGGAGCCGTAAACCATCCCCGCATCTATATCGCTGACGGCAATCGCCCTGATCGGTGCCAGGTAATCGAACACTCTGTTGTAATCAGCCTGCGTGCGCTTCGCGAGCCGTTCAAACTCCGGCGATGATTTGTAGGCTACGATCAGCGCCCCCAGCGTCCCGTCTTTCGGCTTGGTGGCGTTGATCTTCTGCTCGAGCGCCAAGACCTCGGCGGCGAATTCATCGCTTCCATGCTTGGCCTTGATCCGGCAGTTGGTTTTGCGGTGATAGTAGTATTCGATGATCCGGCCGTTTTTGCGGGCTACAACCCTCTTGATACCCCTAAGCCGCATGATCACCATCTAGGAGCGCCAGCCACTTTTCCCGCGAAAGGGACTTCGCTTCATCGGCGGAAAGGGAGTCAAGCCATCGATCTAGTGTCCTGCGGTCATAAAGGACGCGGGTGCGGATTTTGATGGGGGTAACTGGGCATTCGGAAACAAACGTAGGGGCGCTCACGCCGCAATAGGTCGCGGCCTGCTCCCGAGAGAGCAGCCGGGGTTCGACGGCCCTGCGCGCCGCCTTCGTCATTCCTTGCCATCCAGTACGGATTGGAGCATGGCGCGGAAGACGTGAACGCAGTTTCGTTTATTAAAATCGTCAGCATCAGGGCCAAACGAGTCGTCAAGATCGTGTTTCTCGTCACCCTTCTCTATCATCCGATCTGTAGGCTCCATCAAGCAGCGGATGACGGCGCTGGCGAATGCCTCCAAATTGAATATGCCGTCCAAGGTCGTAAGGCCGTTATGGAACGCATAATCTCCGGTATAGTCTTCGTCCCTCGCGACCGCATGAATGGCCCTCGCGCATTCCTCAAGTTTGTTCATCGTCATTCCTTATTGCCTTGGGGATGGGGCCTCTACCAAGCTGCCATTCACGATGAGCGCGGGTAAAATCAACCAATTTTGCTACGGCTTCGGACGGCGTAAGGCCGCGTGCATGGCAATCCCCGCAATCTGCCTGCCATTTCTCCTTGGTACCACGGATATAATCCGGCAACTCAAAGAGTTCGATATTGAAAACTTCTCGGCGTATCGCGCCCATGTCTATTCCTTATTGGGTTGGGTTGGGGTGAGCTTCTCGCGCTCATCGCAGCCGCAATGGCCTTTGCGAACGCAATCTTTAGCCGATCCATCGTCGCCATGAATTGGATACGGGCATGTTCCAGGAACGACCAGGAAGCATTGCTCTTTCTCTGACCAAGCTAAGCTCATTTCTTCCATCCCAGTGATTGAAGGGTGGAGATAGCGGCGTCGGCGCGAACGAACGATGCGTTGCGATCAAAAGCAGATAATTCGTGCCATTCCAGCGTATTCAATTTGAAGTGCTTATTTTGAGCTTCATATAGCGCCCTCGCCACTTCTTCTCTATCATCTGCTGGGATAGTGGGCTTGGGGGCGGCGGCGAGCGTCTTCAGGTATGTATCTATGGCGAAATTTGTAATACGCCGTACTGTCCGAAGCCTTAGAATGCCGCGTACCACATCGGCAACTTCCACAGCAGCCGCCTCGCGAGCCCGCAACATCTCCTCACTCTGCTCTATGGGAACGAGCTTGTAGGTCATGGCGTCTTTCCGTTGCGGAAATGTGCCTTTATCTGCTCTACTATATGCTTTGGCTTTCCGGCTGGAACAATTAGTTCAAAATCAGGCGCACTATGACGAAACGCAAAACTCTTTCTCAGAACATGATTGCTAATACGAATTTTCACTTCTTTCGCATCATTTGTAGTAACGTAAACATATGCGCTGGAATTGGACGCATTTGAGCGATCAGTTCGGATTAAGAATCCTTCGCCTTTCAAATGGTGTGTTAAAATTTCAACGGCTTCTCGAACGGCAAGTGTCAATGGCTTTGTGTTGCACATCTACCCCTCCACCCCATAAGCGGTACGGATTGAGGCGGCGATGGCTTCGCACATTTCGCGCTCTGCTTCGGTAGGCGAACCACCATCGGGCAGTACTAAGCAACCGTTCAAAGCTATGATCGCACAATCCCGTGCCGTATCACGGCGGATGTCTTGGATGTGGGAGAGGAGGGCCTTACGATCTGCCTCCGTTTGCTTTAACGTGGCCGCCAGGGAGTCCCATGAAAAAATAGCGCGACGAATCTTCGCCCTCTCCGCAATCGCCTTCAATTCGTCTGGTGTCATGGCTTCTGACCTTCTGGATGAAGGGGGAGGGCGCGGATTTCGTCAGCGATGCGTTTTTCAGTGATACAATCTAGGCAGGCAGATGGATATTCCTCCGCCACCTT